CCGAGCGGTATCGTCTGGCAAGCCTCCGTGTCGATGTGAGTGAACTACACGCACAGTTCAACCGAGCATTGTTCGATGATACTATTGCCGAGAACGCCCGCCTCAAGGCCGAGGTCGAGCGGCTGACCAAGCAGGTTGAACGACTTATTGTTAGCCTCCAGAAGTCTCACGACGAACACGGAGAAGCACTTTACAAACTGAAATACAAAAATGAGCGACAAACACCTCGAAAGAAAAGAAGTTCTTAATCTAGTCTATACCCAACAGGCTGATAGGATGGCTGATGCTTACGCCAGACTTATGGCTGACTTCTCGCAGACGACTGCGTGGGGTCGTGGGCTTGAGTCCGACCTATCTTGGGCAAGGTCTGAACTGATGCAGGTCAAGGCCGAGGTCGAGTTGTGGAAACTTCGTTCTGATAACTGGCAGAAGTTTTGCCAACTAACTCGACCAGAAATGACTGACGAACTTAATCGCCTCAAGGCCGAGGTCGAGCGGCTGACTGAACGCCTTGGCGGAGTGCGGCTGATTGTGACGGAAGAAATGTATGACGAACTCAACACGAAGTATCTTGAGCAACAGCACGAACTTCAGAACATCGCTTTGACGGCTAGGCAAATCCTCGATGAGAAGATAGACCTCAAGGAACAGGTCGAGCGGCTGACCAAGGCAGGGGATGCGATGGTTGACATGGTCGATTGGGAAGTGCCTTACGAACGCCGCAAGAAGCTAGAAGCAGATTGGAACGCCGCCAAGGAGGGCAAGCAGTCGTGAGAAAGCGTCGCCCTGAGATTATGCATCCCGGCCTCAAGCAGCTCACCCCCCATGAGAAACGACTGGCAGCACGGGTGAATAAAGCCGACCGTGATCGCTGGGCAGAACTCATGGCCAAACCTTGGAACAAATGGCAACCCGACGCCCCAACAACTACGGCAAAATCAAGCAAGCGGTCATCGAAGCACACGCCGCCGGCCTGACCTACGCCGACATCGAGGCCAAGTACGGCTACCGCCGCGCCAGCCTTTACGAAGCCGCCCGATACCTTGGGCTTAACCTTAAACCATCCAAACACCGCAAATGAAAGTTTTAGAACTATTCGCAGGATCGCGGTCAATCGGCCGGCAAGCAGAATCCTTAGGTATGGAGGTATTCTCTTCCGACATAAATGCATTTCCGGCCATTCATTATGTCGTCAATATCTTGGAGTTCGACGTGTCGAAGGTTCCATTCAAACCAGATATCATCTGGGCATCCCCCCCCTGCACGACGTTCAGCGTGGCTTCAATTGGACACCATTGGACGGGCGGATCTAGGGCTTATGTTCCCAAGACCAAAGAAGCTGAAGTGGGCAAGGCTATCGCCATGAAAACCAAGGCTATCATCCAGCACTTTAACCCTTCTTTCTTTTTCATCGAAAACCCTAGGGGGCTGCTTCGGAAGATGGACTTCATGCAGGACATGGTGCGTCATACGGTGACCTATTGCCAGTATGGCGACACGCGCATGAAGCCTACCGACATCTGGACAAACAGCACCAGATGGACGCCAAGGCCGGTCTGCCGCAACGGAGACCCATGTCATGTGGCCGCACCCCGTGGAGCAAGGACTGGTACTCAAGGCTTGAAGGGTGCCTACAATCGAAGTAAGGTACCCGAACAACTATGCCGAGAAATCCTTCTATCATGCGTATAATGAGAAAACCCCCTATCAACCTGACCGAGTACACCCATAAGATGCCCCGCCGTTGCCATGCCCTGCTGGTGATCCTAGACGGCGGCAAGGTCGAGCATCCCGAGTTCGTGGCATACAGCCGGGACGAGTTTGCCGACGCTATGGCCAAGTGGAAGCGCACCGTGCTGCCGACCCTCCGCCGCTCCAACGTCGAGTTCTGGGAACTGCACAACGGCGATCACCAGGCGGTAAACCTGCTCAACCGATGAGCCGCCAGAAGATCAATTGCTACGGACGTCCGCCGGCTAGGCTGGCCGTCCTAGAGGGCATCAAGCACGGCCTGACCGCCAAGGAAACAGCCTATGCCTACGAGTATAGCCTCCGCGCCGTGCAGGAAGCCGCCGCCCGGATGAAGGTGTCCTTCATCTGGTCTGGCATCGGGCGACCCCCTAAACACCTGCCTAAGAATAACAATGAACATCAATAAGGGCTGGAAGCGGTTCATGGCGGTCGGTTGCTCCCACGGGATGTATGCCGATCCGAAGGCCATCGAGGGCGTCCTGAAGTTCAAGGAACGCTGGCGTCCACATTGCACCGTCCACCTAGGCGACTTCGTGGATATGACCCCTTTCATGTCGTCGGCGCGGGGCAAGGGCGACGCCGTCGAACCCGATATCGGCGGGGGGCTGAAGTTCCTCGACCAGCTCCGCCCGAACGTCGTGCTGGCCGGCAACCATGAAGTCCGCCTCTGGCGCGAAGCGGCCTCGGACGACGAAGTCTATTCCGGCTACGCCATTCGCCTGATCAACGATATCACCGAGCATTGCCGGAAGCGGAAAGCCCTGTTCATCGAGTATACGGGCATCTGGCAGGCGTTTCAGTTGGCCAACTACAAGTTCACCCACGGAACCGTCTACGGGGAGAACGCACCCCGGGACATGGCCGAGATGTACGGGAACGTAATCTTCGCCCATACCCACAAGGTAGGTCGCATGACCGGACGCCGGGACGATACTCCGACGGGCATCAGCGTCGGCACCCTGACCCGCCGGGGGGCTATGGATTATGCAAATACCCGCCGCGCCACGTTCGCCTGGTCGCAGGGCATGGTCTTCGGCTACTATACCGACGATAAACTCATACCGTGGGTGCATGAGCAGCCGCACGGCCAAGACGAATGGATTTTACCCGTATGAAGACCGACGAAGTCCTGAAGAAACTCTGGAAAATAAGGTCTAAGGGAGCCGACGAGATTCCCAAAGGCTTCAAGGACTTGGATCAGTTGACCAAGGAATGGAAGGTTCACCGCACGACGGCTCGGGAATGGGTGCTGGAACTGGTCAAGGCCGGCGAGATGAAGCAACTCAAGTTACGTTTCTTCGACGGTAAGCGTATCCAGATGAAATACTTTTACGGTTGACGCATAGGGGGTACGGGGGGATAAAGATTTTGCCACCTATGAAAATCCTCATTGCCTGCGAATACTCCGGCACGGTTCGAGACGCCTTTATCAAGGCTGGTCACGAAGCAATCTCATGCGACCTTCTCCCTACGGACGTCCCGGGTCCGCATTACCAAGGCAGCGTCTTCGACTTGATAGACGACCGTAATAACAACGACTGGGACATGATGATCGGCCATCCTCCTTGCACCTACCTTACCGTCACAGGCAACAAGTGGTTCAAGCCGGAATTCAAGGATCGTTTTCCTGATAGGCATAAGCAGCGAGAAGATGCGATTGCATTCTTCAAGGCCATGTATGAATGCAACATTCCTCGCATCTGTCTTGAGAATCCTGTGGGCATACTTTCCAGCGTCTACAGAAAGCCGACGCAGTACGTTCAACCATGGCAGTTCGGCGATCCGCACAGCAAGAAGACCGGCCTTTGGTTGAAGAATTTGCCAGAGCTGATTCCGACGAAAATTGTCGAACCCCAGTTCTACACTTACAAAGATGGACGCAAAGACCCAATCTGGCACGTCGAGTCGATGCGGATGAAGCCATTGGAAAGAATGAAGTATAGGTCGAAGACGTTTCAGGGCATCGCCGACGCTATGGCCTTGCAATGGGGTAGCCTCTGATGACCACCGCTGATTCTATTTCCGTAAAAAGGGTCGACCCTGCCGATGTTCATCCTTGGTTGCTAAATAAGCATTACGCAAAAAGGCTATGCCCTATCTCTCACGCCTTTGCGGCATTTGAAGGGGAGAAGATGATTGGTGTGGTGACTTACGGTTGCCCTTCATCTTCTCCTTTGAGAGAAGGTGTATGCGGCCCGGAATGGGCTGGTCATGTCCTTGAACTGAACAGGCTTTGCTGCGAAAGCCGCAAGAACTTGGCTTCTATAATCGTAGGAAATTCTCTATCAAAGTTACCAAAGCCAAGCATCGTCGTGTCATATGCAGACACAAACCAAGGCCATGTTGGATATGTGTATCAGGCTACCAACTTCCTCTATACTGGTCTTTCTGCAAAAAGGACAGACTGGAAGGTAAAGGGCATGGAGCATCTTCATGGCCAGACGATTGCCGACATGAGCAAGGGGCATGAGAACCGAGCTGACTTCATGCGCGAAAAATTCGGAGACGATTTTTATCTGGAAGACCGTCCCAGAAAACACCGCTATATTTATATTGTAGCAAGCAAGACCAAGAAGAAGTTAATCCTTTCTGCGTTGAAGTATCCTGTTGATGTTTATCCCAAGGGTAAGTCTAAAAGATACGACGCAACTGAAGGCCACACCGACCAAACCTATTTTAACATTTAAAGCCACCATGACCACCGAAGATCGCATTTCCGGGGCGAGAGCCTATCTCGCCAAGCTGCCTGCCGCCGTCGCAGGCCAAGGCGGTCACCCTGCCACCTACCGCGCTGCCAGCATTCTGGCCAACGGCTTCGACCTGCCGTGGTCGGACGCCTGGGCCTTGCTTCAGGAGTTCAACGCCCGTTGCTCGCCGCCTTGGTCTGAGAAAGACCTGCGTCACAAGTTGAACGACGCCTACGTCAAGCCGCACGAACGTCAGAAGGGCTGGCTCGTCGCCGGCAAGGAACGCCGTGTCGGCGCGAACGGACGCTTCGTCTTCGACCCAAACCGTGTCGCCGAGCTGGTCGACGTGCAGACGCCGTTCACGACCGCCGACGTGCTGCTGAACTGCTTTAAGGACGAGGACGTCATCTGCATCACGAACGAGGCCGGCCAGACCGAAGACGGCAAGTGGTTCCCGGCGTCGAAGGGCATCTTCCTGACCCGTGCCGAATGGATCACCAAGTTCTTCGGCCCCGGAGCCGTGGGGGCTGCGAAGTTCGCCGGCACGGAGTCGGGGGCTTGGATTCGTATCAACCCCTTCACGCCTGACGACTTCACGGGTACGGACAACTCGGTTTCGGCCTACCGCCACGTCTTGGTCGAGTTCGACAAGAAGGCCAAGGACGAGCAGATTGCCATCTTCCAGCAGTCCAACCTGCCCATCAGCCTGCTCGTCGACTCGGGCGGCAAGTCCGTCCACGCTTGGGTGCGTGTCGACGCCCAGAGCAAGGAGCAATGGGAGGAACGGCGTAATACGGTGTATGACTACCTTTCCGACCACGAACCCGACCCGCAGAACAAGAACCCTTCCCGATGGAGCCGGCTGGGGGGCATCATGCGCGGCGAGAACGAGCAAAGAATAGTGGCGTTCAAGATTGGTTCGCTGGACTGGGACGAATTCATGGCGTGGCGTGAGGGTCAGGACTTTCCCGAGGAGGTAACGACCGATGTCCTTGAGAACTACGACGTCCTGAACGACCCCAACACGGTCATCGGCCACGGACGCTGGTTGCAGAAGGGCGGCTCGCTGCTGATCACCGCACAGTCCGGCATCGGCAAGTCTTCCTTCGCAATGCAGATGGCCATGTCATGGGCTTGCGGACGGGAGTTGTTCGGCATCCCGGCGAAGCACCCGCTGAAGATGGGCGTCCTCCAGGCGGAAGGCGATGTCGGCGACATGGCTCAGTCCTTCCAAGGGGTGATGTCGGGCATGAGACTGAATAACGACGAGAAGGCGATGGTCAGGCAACATCTGCATTTCTTCAACGAGTCGTCGAAGCGCGGCTCAGATATCATCCAGCTCGCCCGTAAGATCATCGTCCGGCATAAGTTGGACGTCATCGTCCTCGACCCGCTGATGGCCTACATCGGCGGCAACATCAACGACAACGTCGACGTGACTAACTTCTGCCGTGGCCTGCTGGAGCCGATGCTCAAGGAGACGGGGTGCATCGCCATCCTGATCCACCACGAAGGCAAGCCGAAGGCCAAGGAGGTCACGGACGGCCAGACCTTCTCGGACATGATGTACAGCGGTACGGGCGGGGCGGAACTTGTGAACTACGTCCGCGCCGTCCTGAACATCAGGCGGGAGTCGAAGGACTTGCCGGTGTTCTCATTCAACCTGTCGAAGCGCGGCAAGGAAGCGGGGATGCGGACGCCCGACGGCAAGCCTACCCTTGTCCTGAAACTCAAGCACTCGGACGACCGGGTATTCTGGGAGGTCGCCCCCTTGGCCGGCGGTTTCGAGCTGCTCAAGGTCGGGCAGCAGTATCGAC